AATCCGGTAAATCTAAACGTCCACGAAGCCTAGCCAGTGGATAAGAGTAAATGGGGATACTCAAGGGTTGAAGAACTCTTAAAAAATTTATATACTTTTATATAGATTTACTACCCAGATAATAATTATGTACTAAGAATAGCATCGGATAATTATTGATTTGATTTGATTAAATCAAATTAATAATTATTCCATTATTTATTATTTTTTAATATCCACATTGGAAAAAGTATTTTTCATCAACATTGGATTCAATCCATAGTACATTTGTGCAATCTCAGGTGAAATAATGGTTGATTGGATACTCCTCATTGCTTCTGCTTGAATTTTAGCCAGATCAAATTGTAATAGGCCAGGATGATTATCGTATAATTCAGCACGTTGTTTGGCAATTTCTAATAACATTTGTTGGCCTTTCACTTCGGCTTCCGTTTCGGATAATTTGGCTTGTGCTCTCATTCTCGCTGCATTTAATTCGGCTTCAGCTTGTAATTGAACAGATTTTTGATCGGCTTCTGCTATAAATACTTTATTTTCATTTTCTTGTTTTTGTTTAATTTTATTTGTTTCGGCTTCTTGGTGCGCTTTCGTTTGTGCAATTTTGAAATTTCGATCCATTACGCCTTCTTGTGCTCTAGCGGTTGTGCTTATTAATGATAATTCGGCCATTTTATTAGAAATGGTTTGGTCCAAAATTTTGGGTGTTTCAAAATTTAGTCTCACCAATTTGATACCGTATTCCGCAAAATCATCGTGTAGTTGATTTTTAACCTTGTCTTGTAAAAACTGGAAAAATTCGATTTGATGAGCATCCGATAATAAATCAATATTTTTTTTCAATGATTTTGTTTTGGTCTGATCCGAGCTAAGAAAATCAACATAAGTAGCACTCAGTATAGTTCTTCCCATATCAGCAACAACTAAATGTTCGATATGTGGAATAATTTGATCCGGTTTTAAACGTCTCAACGTTAGGTCAGGATTCTCTATCTCGAACACAACCAAAATTTTAACACCAATTGGAAGGCCATCAGACGTCCTAAATATTTCATAATTGATATCATTATAATTAAGATCATCGTCAGGAGTTTTTGTTTTTTCTGCTGATTGTGCTTCTTTTTTACGCAGTCTTCTGGTTGATTCGCTTGGAAATTCAATTGTTTGCGTATTAGTTGTTAAAAATCCTTCGTATGAATGGTTGGGATTGGTAATTAGTATTGGTTTATGATTTGTTTGTGGTTCATAAGTGATTAGTTTACCATTATCATATGTAATAGCAACTTCACCAGTTCTTGGCATAATACGTTTAATTGAACCATGAATAATAATACGTGACGTCGCATCCTCATAATTTTCTTTTTCAGATTTTGGTTCTAATCGGAAAGTTTGATCATCATAAATATACGGTTCTCCGAAGGTACTTCGACGAGTCGGCGTACCATCGTCGTACTCACGAAGTTCTGTTCTAGCTTCTAGAATACATGGCTGTGAACCAAACCAAACTTTCGCAATTTTGCCATGCGGTAATTGTAAAATATGAAAGTTACCATGACTTATATAATTGTTTCGTAGTACAGTTAATTCTTTTTCTTTTTTAAATACCGCTTCATTAAATACATACGATTTCTTTTGTGGTGGTAGTATATATGGCATATAATTCAGCCATATTTTACATATACTATTTGGTGGAACCCGTATAATATGTAAAGTTCCATGCGAAATATATTGACTATTAACATCAACCAAATCTTTCTTTTTAATTTTTTTAAGATTCGGATCATGAATAACATGCGGTCCCTGTCCTAAAATAATTGGATTATTTCCTTTCCATGCCAAAGCAACTTTACCAACTGGAACATTTATAACAAAGCTACCGTATTCGCCAAAAAATAATTTTGTTTGATCAAAATAACCCAATTCCTCTGTTTGGTTATTTGGACTCAAGTAAATGCGTTTACGATATTTACGGTTTGATGATTGTACCAATTCCGGTTGTTTATTTAATGCAACTAATCTGAAATTATTTGGCTCAATTCTTTTTCCAACAGGCGATCGTTTCATAATAGATTTTTTTCCTTGATTAAATGCTTCGACGATATTTTCAATTTGTTGTGCCGAGTGTTTATCAAATAATGTAGATTTAATAACTATATTATCATAATCCAAGACAAACTTGGTTGGATATGCTAAATCTCTAATTAATTCTACTATATTTTTTGTACTGGCGGGAAATGTTTTATACGATTTATTAGACTTTTGTTTTCTTTTAGATTTTTTATTGGAAATTTTTATTTTATCATCATCTATTTCTACCAATGGAACATCATCACTATTCATTTTGTGGTTATTGTTTCTTAATATTAATTATCAGATTAATTGATATTTTTATCAATTTTTTTTATTGAAGTTGTTAGATTCTGTTCAACAACCCCAGAATTTTTTCAGTGTGATTCATTGATGGTGCTATATTGGGTAATATTAGAGCCAATTGGCTCGCCATTATTGTTACATATATTGATTGCCAATCGCGGCTCTCTAAAAATATATGCATATGCATGTATTTTAAAGGTGCGGGACAACGCAGTCAAATTCGTATGCTACTCGTGCAATATATTGTTTATTAGATTTGTTAACAACAAGATAACATTCTTTGTTGCTGAATATATTTTCACTATAAAAAGGATTTTCTATCAATTGTACAGAACATTGATCTTGTTTACATATATATTGCAGAAAAGGTTGCAATCCATGCAATAATTTAATTCCTGTTTTATATGTTAACAGTATGACTTGAATAGTTTGCATTATGGTTAGTATAGCAATTTAGTGAAGAAATATTTTTGTTGGAATAATATGTTCAATTTTTTACAAAGTATTATTTTTCCAGGAAATATTTTTCTTTACAACATTTTTGAACCATTCGTCGTGGCCCCATGAGATAACCGGTAAATTATTTACCAATATTGGTTCATGTTTTTCGGTGCAAATTGAATAAACCATTTCTGGTTCAATATTAATACGAATTGCTTGTGGTATGTCCCGAGCTTTTGTTTCAATACCATTTATTACTATTTTGTGTCCAGATGTAATATAAAAATCTTCATTTGGTTGATTTTCTCCCAAAGCATCTTTTTTGATTAGCATATAGTGATTAACTGGTCCAGTGATCATATTATATTTAACTGGTATAAATTTTTGATCATTAACACTATACACTTGATGAATATTCGAAACTAAATTTTTGACTTTAATTTCGGATTCCGAACCCGTTATTGTATTTTTTGTTTTAACTAATGATTCGCCAGAAAAACAAATTACCTGTGCAACCACTGATATATCATCCAATACCATGCCCAATGATGATCCTTGGTTACTGACATTGCCCGAAAAAGTTAAAATAGTACTGCTATTTGTTGCATTGACATTAAAACTATATTGTGTGTATGCGAATGGCATTGATGTCAAAATAGTACTGGGAAATATTTGGGTACTGTTCCAAAAAGCAGAAAAACCAACTACATTTGGAGTATTATTTGCCAACCAATAACTTAATGTGTATGTTTTGCCTGGAATTGTTGTTAGAAATTGTGATAAAATACCTGCTCCTGCATTATTAAGTACAAATTGCACATTATTACTGCCACTGTGTCGTAAATTACTGTTTATTTCTACATTGGAATTAGCGGTCCAATTTGTTAGACCCATTTCGAAATCTGGATTTTTAACAATATTTGCCATGTATATAATATCATAATAAAAAAACTTGTGTTAATATTAAAATATTAAAAAATTAAAAAATTAAAAAATTAACCAATCCCAGATATATAAAAAATATTGGTATATATTTATTAGATAATAATTATTACCTAATAAAAAATTATTATTTATTATTGATGACCATCGGTACAACAATTGCACCAACACTACCACCAATACCAGCACAACCTGTAGTGAATATTGAACGAATAAAAAGATTTTTCATTATAGCATCGGCATAATTAGTATCTGGACTTTTTATTAGATCAAATGTGAAAAATCCAATTGCTCCTCCAAAAATTCCACCGGCAACCGCACCACTAATACCTAATATTACGTTCGAAGACATGATAATTTAGTAAGATTTTTTACTTTATTATGTTGATTTATTTATCATAAACAAATTAACATATATTTTTATTCAATTTTTTGCTATAACGCGAATAAAATTAATTCAGAGAATCCATCTTTTTTTTAATTTCATTTATTTTTTTATGGTATTCTATAGTTACAGCATCTTGTTCCGCTTGTAACTCGGCTAATTTGGCATTTTGTTCAGCTTGTATTTTGGCGCGCCGCATCATTATAATATTTTGCTCTCTTTTATCTTTGATAGAATTAATTTTTAGGTATACTTCATCAATAGATTTAGTTAAGCATTCAACCGAATCAATACAATGTACGGACATTACATTTTGTAGTATGCGTATTTTATCTTTCCTTTCCGCTATTCTCATTTCAGCATAACGAACAATATCTTCATCAGTTGAATCAATGGTATATTTTATCTTGTCAATTTTCTTTTTGGCAGATTCTAATCCGGATACCAATCTTACCAAATCCAAATCATTATCGAAATCAATCTTTGTGGTAATTTTTTGGATGTACCTAATTGATTCTTTTGGAAATCTCCTGAATTTGATAGCTTTGGCAAGAAGTGATTCAAGGTTTGACGCATTTTCAAAATCATCATGACAACATACACACCATATTTTGGTATTGTTATCAGACAAGTCCAATTGGCATTTACCATCACACTGACCCATTTCCACAGATTTTGGAGAACAAATGAAAAATTCATCAAAAAAACGACATGCGTCAAAATCGGCATAATTTTTATCGGTATGGTCTTGTGTTTTTGGTGTATAAGTGATTATTCGACAATTTTCATCGCGCGCAACTGTAAAGATAACACGATAGTTAACAAACGCATTTGGCTTTCCATCTAAATATTCGATTGAATCTTTGGTTTGTCCTTCAAAAAGAAGACTGTAATCGGAATGATGATCTTTTTTATCAAGGCCTGAAATTGAATTGAGTACATTAGGCCAAGTTTTCCAATATTCGTTATCATAATATAACTGATTAAAATAATGGATTGTTGGGTTAGTTTGCTTCAGATAATCATAAAATACTATTGCCAGTCTATCATCAATGGTCTCCATTTTTTTGATTGTCTAACCAAAAATCAGTTATAATATTTAATTGAATTAAATGGATGAGGTTAATACTTGAAAAATCAATATTTTCTGATTTCCTTAAGAATATACATTAGTATATTTTTAACGAAACCAACCAAAATTCGTTGATGATATTATTAATTTATAAGATGTCATTTTCTTTACTGTATCTAATATTAATTATATTTGATAAGTAAAAAATATCTTATAAAAATTTGGATATTCACAGTTTTCGGAATATTAATTCCTTGCGAA